TGAGCATGCCTAGGATAATCACGTCCTCCCCGTTCACCGCGGATTCGGGCAGTCGGCCGCGAGGCTCAAAGCCCATATTAGTGCAAAGCTCGATAGACTTCACATTGCTTTCCTCAATGGTGCAGGTGATGTGCCGCACTTTCCAGGCAACGAACGGATTCCAGAAGATCGCAAAGATGAACTGTCGGTTCATGCGCTCGACCGCAATCGAGGCAAACACGTTGCCGGGACTGTAATTCGTATAGACGACCCCGGCCCGAAGCTGCCCCTTGACCTCAAGCCCGATTGCGCGGGGCTCTGAACCCCAGCCAGAGAAATGCACGATCCGCGATTGACACCAATCGGCCACCCGTTCGTGTTGATCGACAATCAGCCTAGAGGGGGCCACCGCGCTCATAAAGGTAGTCGATCGAGTTCCACTGGAGCGCGATATTGTTGACTTGGAAGGTAAGCCGTCCACTTGCTGCGTATCCAATGCCGGTGACTCCTAGCCAAGACTTCGTGGGGATTACTGCCGCCTGACCACCCCAGGGCGTCGTATTCCAGGGTGAGGTATTCCAGGGCGCGATCTGCGTCACATTCAACGGGGGCGCCGAGCTCGTCGAGAACTGAAAGTCCAAATTCAGCACCAGCGGCGGCACGGAGACCGGCACACTCGCGAGGAAGATCGGCCGCGCCATCAGGAAGCGCTTCAAGGTCATTTCCTCGAAGTAGGAGAATGCCGGTAGCACGTCCACCGTGATCGCCGACCCATTATCCGTGGTCCCAGTATCGGCCAAATAGACATTGAACGACCCGTTTTGCGGGCTCACGCCACCGAAGTAGAGCGAATCCTGCTGCACTTCCCAGCAGGTAGCGTACCAATTCTTGAACCGCGCCCAAGCGTTTGAGGTCGAGACCGTGTTCATGACCCACTGGTGCGAGACCGCATCCGGCTGCTCAGGGACATTCAGCACGAGCTTTGTCCCCATCGGATGTTCGATGCACTGCCAGCCGAAGTTCGAGCCATAGGCCTGCGCATCGGCATTGATCGCGTTCACGATCTTATTGGTGAGCAATGCGTCCGGTTGCGTCCGATCGGTCAGCAGGAGCTTCGAGAGCGGATTCAATCCGTCATCGCAAATGACCAGCACATCCGAGCCGTACTTACAGACGCAGCGCCGACCGAGCGGCCGACCGACTCTGAAAGTCCCCACGAGCTGCCAGGTCGCAATCGAGGAGGGGTCATAGCCCTGATAGATCGCGACCTCTCCCTCGCTCGTGATGAAGCAGGAGTAATCATTGATGCCCGCTGCATTGTCAATGGTCCAGGTGGCCATCTGCATCAGATACCCGCCCATCTTGAACACTTGGCCCAAGGGCAGAAGGGTCAGCGTTCCCTGATAGGCGCTCACCGCGCCATACCAGACGTTCATGGTGTTGTTTTCGATGTACCAGGCGCGCTGCTGGGCAATCGTGACCGTGATCAGATTGTTAGGATTGAGCGCAAGGCCAGTCAGCGTGTTGGTGCCGGCGATCGTCGTGACCGACCAGCCGCCGACCGTCTGCACGGTAATCGAGAATCCTGAGCCTGAGCCCCCGAGATTGGTATTCGAGGCCGAGAGCACGTTCCCGACGACGTAGGCCGAGCCACCGGCCGTAATCGTCACGGCCGTGACCACTCCTGCGGTCACTACAATCGTCGCCTGTGCGCTCGTCCCAGCGCCCCCGGTCAAGGGCACCGCGGTGTAGGTATGGGTACCGCCCGCATCGTAACCGGAGCCGCCGACCAGGGTATTGAATAGCTCGACCGCGCCCTGGGTCGAGCCGTCGTAGCGCAACGGCGCATCCGTCCCATCGACGGCCAGGAGCGTCTGTCCGCCGCCCGCATTGAACATGGCGGTCTGCCAGCGGGCGCTCGAAAGTCCCGTGACAGCCGCAGCGCCAATGGCCGCTTGAGTGGTGATGTTGTAGAGATTGGCTCCAGCCCACGCAAAGAGCGCCCGGGTCGAAAGCCCATTGAAGGCCGCTATCGTCTCAGGGACAACTGAGAAACCAGTCGCCCAGGCAACATTGCCATTTCTGATGGCGACATAGGAGAGCGATGGAAACCAATTGTCCAGAATCACCGCATCGGTCGCGGGCATATTCGCGAGTGCATCTCGCGCATTCACGCCACCCGTGGGCGCCATGACGGACTTCGTCACCGCCAATTGCTGGCGCGTCTGAGGGCTTGAGCGTTTCTGGATCGCGAGGCCCATCAAACGGATCCGTAAGTGCCGCTCCAGCTCCCGGCTGGGACGAACACGCCTGGGAGAATATCACCGACTGCCCCCGCCAAATTCAACCGCGGCTGACTCGCATTGCGCGTCATCGCATCCACAATGGCGGCCTCCGCGATATCGAAATCCTCATCGTATTCGAGCTTCTTGGCGCGCTTGTAGCGCCACAGCGTATCGAGCGTAATCAGCCGCTCATCGATGATCGCCACATCCGTGTCATTCTGGAACGTGCGCGAGTAACCGACCGTGGGGGCCGCAGCGGTGGCGGCCCAGTAGTTGCTGATCCACTCGAAGAAGATCTGATCGCCGATCGCGGGCGCCGGGATGAACATCAACTGGCCACCGCGAATGCGGTACTGCCACCAGGGACCAGTCAAGAATTGCGCCTGCAACTGCTGCCATTCGGCCGGGGCCTTTGGGCCAAAGACGGGCCTGCGCGTCGAGCGGTCCCACATGGTATCGTTCAGTACCCACGCGAAATCAGGGCCCGCAAGCGCCGACATCAAGCCTTGAACCTGAACGGGCACTATCGCGACGGTCAAGACCGTGATCGAGAAACCTGAGCCAGAACCGCCCAAGGTCGCAGCCGTCGCGGAGAGCACATCTCCCGCCAAATACCCGGTCCCCTGCATATTCAAGGTTTGCGAGACCGAGGTCACGATCCCGGCGTTGATCGTGATCGTCGCCGTGGCGCCTGAGCCCGTGCCCCCCGTCAGCGGGATGAAGCTGTAGGAAGTCGTCCCGCCATTGGCATAGCCCGACCCGCCGACCAAACTGGTAAAGGCCGTGATGCCGCCCGCCACGCCCGGACAGGAGAACGAAGATTCCTTGTTGAGCGTCTCCCATCCGTAGCGATGGGCAATTTCCTGGCCCGATTCTTGAGCATAGCCGCCGATCTGCAGGACATTACTATCGGTCGATGCCAGCACCGCATTCGGCTGTGGCAACCCGACTTTGAGCGCGACCGATTGGGCTATGCTCAACAGTGACATTAGGCGGCCGCTTCCTCAGACTTTCGTGGCCGGCCGGGACCCCGGCGCGGCTCATCCCGCTCCTGTTCCCTCGCCTCGAGACGTGCGGCCAAGCGGTCAACGCGCTCCAAGAGCTGCGCATTCGAGTCTTTCAGCCGCTCAATCTCCACGTTCGCGTCCGCCAGCGCTTTGGCATTCGCGCCCTTATCCTTCGCCTCATTGATCCAGCCGCGCGCCATATCGCGCAGGTACCGGCCATCGAGGCCGATCTGCTGCGTAACGGTCGAATCGGGAACCGCAGCCAGATCCTCAACCGTGGTCAGGCCAATCGCGATCAAGCGCTTGCGCGCTTCATTGGTCGCCATGGCCCAGGTTTTGATGGGAGTTCCCTCCCGCGGCAGTACGTTGCCTTTCTTCCATTCCTCGTACGAAAGCTCAAAGAACTTGAGCCAATCGGTCGAATATTCGCCCGCGAGCGCTTGGCGCTTGATCTTGGCAAGCCATTCATCCGCCACGGCTTCGTGGCAGTCCTTTGAGCCTGCGGCCGTGATGAGAGCCAGATTCACCACGCGCGGAATCGGGCGCCCCGCAGCGGCCGTTGCATCGACATTGATTCCCATTTCCCGCTCTTCCCACTGCACGTAGGGCGGACGTTTATCAAATACACTGACAGACATTGGGTTCTCCAATTGTTGAAAGAGAAAGGGGGCCTTTCGACCCCCTTCGGGCCTCAAGCGCCCTGTGACATAATGAACAGCGTGGGGGTCACGGCATACCAATCGAGCGCCGGGGTCGCCGCCGCCAGAGAGTAGGCCGTATTGGTCGAGAGCTTATTGATCGCGCCTCCGACCGGAGGATAAATGAGCAATGCGCTGACGCCGCCATTGAAAATCGAACCGCCATCGCCCCCATTACAGGGGGGCAAAATGCAGCCCGTGCCCGCGCCGACCGTGGTGAAGTAATTGACATCGCCCGGCAACAGAAGCGCGTTCGCCTGTGTGGTACCGGTCGCGGTCAATCCTGTCACCCCGACGCCATTGGTGCCACCTGCGGCAGCCTGCGTGGCAGAACTGCCTGCTTTGACTACTGCGTCGCGGAGGGACATTAGGTGATCCTCCCCTGGCAGAACGGCCGATTGCACTGCACGATGTTGTAGAAGTTCGTTCCATCGTTGTAAGTGCCCGTGACCGTGATGCCTCCGGACTGCGTCGCCGTTGCTAGCGTACCCGTGACTCCCGGCCCCGCGTTCATCGTGATACGCCGACCATCCGGATCCAA